CCACTTCGTATGATGAGAGTTGTTCGCGCGGCTGTCAAATACGACTGGGAAATTCCAATGTTCATGCTCCGATCGATGAAGAAAAATGCTAAGAAACTTGAATATATTTCTAAAGAAAGAATACAAGAAGAACTTAGTAAAATGCTTGTAACTAAATACCCAGACAAAGCAATTCGTTTATTACAAATAACGGGATTAAGTAAATATATTTTTCCAGAATTAGATAAACTTATAGGCCTTGAACAAAACAAAAAACATAAATACGACGCCATGCGTCATAGCTTAGAAGTGTTGAAAAACACTCCGCCAGATCTTATCACTAGATTATCTGCTTTATTACACGATATAGGAAAAGATAAAACTAAAGAAATTATCGACGGAGAAGTTCATTTTTACGATCATGAAATGATCGGCAGTTATCAGGCAGCTGACATTCTACGTAGATTACGATATCCAAAAGAAATTGTAGATGCTGTCTTTCTAGCCATCAATAACCATATGAGAACCAAAGGATTGGGTGATGAAGGTAAGATAACAGATCGATCTATTAGAAAATTGAAAGAAGATTTAGGCCCTCATTTACAAAGAGTTCTAGATGTGATACACGCCGATAATATTGCTCACGCGGATGACGCTAACATGCCAAATCAAATATCCAATATAAGAAAGAGAATGCTGGATCTTGAAGAAAGAGATAAAGACGTGGATGTGAAACCGCCGTTGAATGGCGATGATATCATGGAGATATTGGGAATAAATAAGGGTCCAGTGGTTGGAAAATTATTAAGTGGATTAAAAGAATTTTATTTAACTGATCCTCATATGAGTAGAGAAGAAGCAATTGAAATAATAAAACATATATATAAGAGTCTATGATAACTAAATTTAAAATATTTGAGAATATAAATGATCCTTACGGAGAAGAAGATTGGTTAGATGAATCCAGGATATTAGAATGGAATGAATTGAATGTGAGCAACGTTAAATCTATAATATTTGCCAATAGAACTCTTAATTTATTAAATAAAATAGTTTCTTTTTTTGAAAAATCAGAAAAAGATCCTTCCTTTAAAAAAGACATAATTTTGAATAAGAAAATTTTAAAAATTTATAATTTCTTGAATAGAAAAGAAATAAAAGAAAAGATCAATTCAAATGGTGATATAGAAGAAAAAATTGAATATATTAAAAATAGATTTAATAAGAAAAATCCAAAATGTGATTTTTATAATGAATTAAATACTATAATAAAATATCTTATTCAAAATGATGATGTGGATATGATAAAATTATATAATTTGAGAAAAATGATTCCAATCGGTAGAAAAATTACAAAAGAAGATCCCTATGGTGAAGAAGAATGGTTGGATGAATCTAAAATATTAGAAAAATTTGAATATACTGATAAGAAAATACCTTGTGCCGCTATATTAGAAGAAATAAAACATTCTGGTTCGGCCACTCACTCTGAAAAAATGCTTAATGAAGATTTCAAAGGGTGGGTAATGATTACATCTTTTCCTAATTCACCAACATCAATAAAAGCTGGATTTCATATAACTAGTTACGAAATAAATGTAATTGATCTGATGATAAGAATTAGATTTGATAATTATTTCTACGATAATAAAATGAAATATTTTAGTAATAGTATTAAATTTCCTATTGAAGAAGATGCTGTTATAATTAAACTTGATTATACTCCACCGATTTCAATTATCTCATCAGAAGATCCTTATGGCGAAGAAAATTGGAACGACGATGAAATATAAACTTCATGTAATAAAAATCATATAATAAAAATGAAAGATTTATTATTTTTTATCTATTTCAGTATAATGGGATTATTCGGATTATTCTGTTATTTTTTAATGTTATTGGGTATGATACTATATTATCCAATATGGAGAATTAAAAATCCTAGAATTAATAGAATAGATTAATTATATTTTTTTAGTTTTTCGATAGTGTCATCGGCGTTTTTATGTAAAATGGCAATACCGCCAGCTTCTTTCCACAGATCACAATTTCTTTTACTATCATCTATTAAAATATCATTATTTTTTACATATTTATACTTTAATTTTCCTACAATGTGATTTATTTTTATATCACCGATATTTTTTCTAACCCATATTTCTTTTCCTTTTTTGGCGTATTCACCCACTTTGAATAATGGAGATCCTGTTAGTATTTCAACATTATCTAATTTTTTTAAATAATCCCATAGTTTTTTACCATCAACCGTCCATTCTAACTCACTCCAGAATTCTAATCCACCTTTTTCTATAGTTATCCATGTTTTTCTCCAACCATATTTCTCGGCGTATTCTAAGAAATCTTCACCAGTCATATCTAAAAATTTCTTTGAAAAATCACATATGACACCATCCATATCAAGATATATTTTTCTTGTAGATTTATTTTCATATATAAATTGGTTGAAATTTTTCATATAAGTGGTTTTAAATTAAAGGATAAACTACTTCTGGATACACACTAAGAACTTCTGTTTTTTTATTATCATAAGGAATTTGGTTCAAAATATATCTAATGGCATTAAGTTTCGCTACACGTTTATCATTAGAATCGACGATGACCCAAGGCGATTTTTCTGTTGAGGTTTTTCTAAACATTTCTTCTTTATAAGCCGTAAAAGCGTCCCATTTTTCTACAGATTTTGCGTCATTTGGACTAAATTTCCAATATTTAACAGGAGACGTTTGTCTTAATTTAAATCTAAGCTCTTGTGTTTTATCAGTAATAGAAAACCAAAATTTAATTAAATAATATCCTTTATCTATTAGATCATATTCAAAAGGAAGAACTTCTTTCATAAACTTCTCATATTGTTCTTGTGTGCAGTATCCCATAACTGGCTCTACTTCAGCTCTATTATACCAATTTCTGTCATAAAAAGCTATTTGTTGAGTGGTCGGAAGGACGTCTACGTAACGTTTAAACCAATTTTCTTTTTCTTCAGCTGTAGGTATTCCGAAAGTATTTACTCTAAAGTAAGCTGGGTGTAAATTTTCGGTTGCTGTTCTTATAAAGGATCCTTTCCCAGCGGCATCTCGACCAGATAGTAAAACTACCAATTTTTTATTATTAGCAGCTAAATAATCTCTCATTTTCAAAAGTTCTATTTGTAATGAAGCTTTTTCCAATTCAAATCTTCTGCGTTTAACTCTGAATCTCGGCGCGGTAGAAACAACTTTTCTCCACTCAGAAAATTCCTTATCTTCAATATATGGATCGTAATATACGTCTTCTGTATCGACATCCGCGACATCTACATCTTGCTCAGCATTATATAACGTCTTTAATCTCTTTGGAATGGTGGATATATATTCATTAAAATATTGATCCAGTTTCTTTTCTTTTCCTTTTAATTTAAGATTGTTTATCCCTCTGAAAAAAGTATCCACGTTAAGAAGTTCCATAACATCTTTATCTACTTCATTTTGAAGTTCTTGTATGAAAGCGTTATCTATTTTCTTAATTTCACCACTCTGTATTTTTTCTTTATAGGTTGTGAGAATATCGATTAGTTTTGATTCTAATCTCTCCATATCATCCTCACTCTTAAAGTAAGATTTGATGTTATTAAAAAGTTTCTTAATATCTTTTCTTAGACTTTCATTCATAAAGTTATCGTATGATTCTATCATATTATTTGTTTAATTTTTTAATTTATTTAGTTTACACCACGTATCATTCAAAACTGCCCAAAAATCATTCCCCTGTGGAGTATCTATCCAAGAAAAAGCTCCAGATATCACACTATGATCCATCAACATAAAATCTTTTATTTTTATATTGTGCTTATCACAATAATCATGAACATTCTCCACATATTCTTCTAAACAATCATTGTCAATTAGAAATTGTCTAAATTTATCTTTAGTAATAAAACTATCGTCGACGTCTTCTTCATCCTCTTCTTCATATTCTTCCCACTCTTTAATATATTCAACAAATTTTCTAATCATGCACATATATATTAAAATTTTTTGGTGGATTTATAAACATTGATTATATTTGCTAATATAAAAAATTATGAAAAAGTATTTAATTATATTATTTTTATTACTATCCTCTTTAGTTCATTCTCAGGAATTTGATTATAATATTTATACTGGAATGACAAAGAAAGAAATCACTAAATCATTTAAAAATGACGAGTTTAAATATAAAATCTACGCAAAATTATATGTAGATATTGATAGCGTTGGAACTTGGAAATTAAGTGATAGTGTTTATACTTTATTAATTTATTATAATGAAGACACAAAAGTATTATTCACATTTGATTATAAAACAAATAAATGTGTAAAATATTATGTTATAATGAATAATCTAGATAATTACTGGAACTATTATGATTATTATAATAGAGTATATACTAAAATTGGTGCTAGAGATTGGAAATATGATAAAAATATAATATCATTAAGAATTATATCTAGTAATCAAATCACTTTATTCGTAGAAATTAAAAAATAAATTATAAACATGAAGAGAATATTATTAACAATCGTCGCAGTTATTTTTACATTAACTAGTTTCTGTCAATCCTTTATCGGTTATACAAAGAAAGATTTAATAAAAAACATAGAAGATAAATTTGTTAAGATCGAAAAACCTGAAAAATCAGATGATGGAAGTTACTCCATTACCGCTAAATTCCAATATAGCACAATAGTTTATTCGTTTAATAAACAAGATCAATGTTTCTTTTACATATCTATGGAAAGATATAGTTATGAAAATATGGATTATACTGTAAAAGATTATGATAATAAATATCTTAGAGCTTTTCCAGATCTTAAAACAAATTCAAATTATAGTATGTATATTTGGAAAGAATATAATAGAGGAATATTTATTTATAGATGGATTCTTATAAACACAAATAAAAATCTTATGTTTACTCTATTTCTAGCACAAGAAAATTATGAAAATAATAGAAACGTTTATATACAAAATCTTTTAGGTCAATAAAAAAAGGGAGTTAAACTCCCTTTTTTAATTTAAAGAATTCTTTTCTCCAAACCCAAGATCGTAACCCAAGTCATTATCTTCTAAAATAGTAAAATCAAACTCCACTCCTTCTTTAATATTAAAGGAATATTTTTCTTGAAAATATTCAGCCGCATAAGCATCAGCAATGTAAAATATTTCACCAGCTTCACCAATAGAAGACATTCTCACGTGATCTTCCATAATTAATTTTTCTAACTCATTAGAAAACATGATGATATTCAATATGCTTTGAAGCTCTTTCATATCTAACTTTTCATTTCCATATTGTTTAAATTTGAAATCACTATAAGGAACAATTTCGTTCAAAAGAACAGATGCGCTTATTTCATTATCAGATAAAAAATTATCTAAAATAGGAGATGTTTTAATATTATAAACTACTTGTTTAGCGTAACTAACTGTAGCTGGATTAAAATCATAACCACAATCTTCAAAAAAATCATTTAACTCGTTGGATAAAGACATCATTCCCATTTTATTTTATATATTATTTTAGAATTTTAATTTAGCAACATTTTCAAGAAAATTAGAATTTGGAAACATGGTGTCTATCATGAGTAAATATTCGTCTAATTTTTTATTATAATCATAACCAACAAAAGATATTTTTTTAAATTGATTAAATAACTCTACACACTCCTTATATTGTTTATCTTTATCAAAAAAGAAAAAATCACTTTCGAGAATATGATATTCATTAAATATTTTAGGATTAAAATATTTAGATTCTGTTATATAACTCGCATAATTGAATATACTAGTAAATCCATTAACAAAATAAATATTGGAATCTAAATCTAAGAATTCTATAATGTGTTTTAGTTTATTCGAAAC